GTTTCCGAGAAAGGGGAAAGAAAAATGGGTAAGCGTAATCCAATAGCAAAAAACCTTCGTACTCCTCTCTACCGCAAGCGGGTGATGAAGAGTAAGAAGGTTTATAACCGAAAGAACCAGAAGCTGGAGGTTAGAGGTGGGGGTTAGCCTCCACCTCTTTTTTATTTTCATCTGGCGTATCGACGATCACATATTGAGCACGATCGTCTAGCTCAGGATAGACATGTAGGATCTTCCTGACTTCAATCAGCGCGTCAATCGCTTTGCTGATAGTGCTCTGCACAACTCTATCGTTTGTGCCTTCCTCCAGATCAGCCAATGCTGATTGAAGGTTGCTGTCCACCGAATAATCGATCTGATAGACCCCATCCTTACCCTCTTTCGTCTTGAGGGCAGGGAATAGGATATCTACAACTCGCTGTAGCTCTTCGGGTCTGATTACGACAGGCTTAGGTCTCAACCACTTTAACATTCGTTCTTCGCTTTCCAATGCTATGCTTGGACTCCAAAATCCATTCTGACTTTTCTTTGTGTGGTAGGATCTTTATGTGATTCATGGGGGATTTAGGCTCTTGATGCTTATCCCTATCCACGATCTCAAACAGATTCCATTCTTCTAACAGGGCGGCTATCGTATTGCGTCTGCCTCTATCCTCTTCGGTAAAGTCAGACTGCTTGCCATCCAACAAAAACAGCTCCTTGAAGTGCACTATGTAGTACTTTCCACGCTTATGTAGGATGTGGCAAGACTGATAGAGCTTCTTTTCCTTTTTGGAGGCAACACCGATACGCGTAAGCGTTTCCTTGATCTTAAGGAAATCTTCCTCTTCAGCTAGTCTTACTTCCAGTAGTGTATCCAAAATAGTCATAGGTCACCTCGCAAAAACACCAGTTTTTGCTTTTATTTAGTGTCACTTCTGCTTTGCCTTATTGTTCTTAGAATCTGGATACACGTACGTCTCGAGGAACTGCTTGCGCTGCTTTTCACTCAGTGTCTTCCAGAACGCCTTGGCCTTCTGGAAGTTGTACTGCGTTACCACAGCCACGTCCTCAATGACCTTGATCTCAGCCTTCTCCTCATCCGACTTCTTGAGCCACTTCTTCCGGCGAACCTTCTTTGGCAGCGCATAGAAGTAGTAGTCATGCTGCATCTTCTTATCCAGGTTGTAGCGCTGGTTCATCATCGATGCATGGTGCAGCGTGTCAATATGAATTGAGAACGCCTTGTTGATCGTAAAGGCTGTGTAGGCCTTGGCGGTGTCATCGTCGTACAGGTAGCTCTTGTCTTGTGACAACGAGTTGACGAACGTCCATATGTTTACACCAGAGGCAGGTTGCTCGTCAACCTGCTCTTGAACAGCAACCTCACCAAACAGTGTAGAGATAGTATCTACAGGCTGAGCCTTCTTCACTGCCATTCGAGCTCCATCATCAGCTCAGTGAAGAACGCAAGCAGGTTGATCTCCTGATCCACCACGAATGCAGACTTATACTGGTAGTCAGCAATCTTGAGAACCAGCAGCGGGATAGTCTTTTTAGCAACATACATGTCTGCAGCTTCATAGACGCTGCGGAAGATTACGTTCTGATCCTGGTCAGCGTTGTCATGAACCCACTTACGGACATCGTCAAACTTCTTAGCCTTACAGGCAGCAAACAACTCCTGCATCGACACATTCTGGAAGCTAGACAGGATCCCGCTATCGATCTTACCAAGAGCCGAATAGCGCTGCAGCTCATTCAGAACCCGTCGCCAGTCAGGGAAGAAGGATTCAATAACAGAAACAACAACAGCCTTATCGTACTCGACATTCTCCTTCTTGAGAATGCACTCGACACGCTTCAAGAACTGCACGGCCAGCTTAGCCATGTCCTTCTTGCCAATCTTGAAGTCGATCACAGAGCAGCGAGAATGCAGCGGCTTGATGATCCGGTTCTTGAAGTTACAAGTCAGGATGAAGCCACAGTTCTTAGAAAACTCTTCCATGAAGTTTCGAAGAGCCGGCTGAGTGGAGTTCTGGTTCAGGTAGTCGGCCTCGTCCAGAATCACATACTTGCGACCACCCTGTAGAGAGACAGCAGAGGCAAAGTTGAGAATGTCATTGCGCAACGTGTCAATGTTGCCATTCATTGATCCATTGATAATGATGTAGTCGCAACCAAGCTCCTCGAGCATGGCACGTGCCACAGTCGTCTTACCAATACCAGCAGAACCTGACAGGATCAGGTTGGGAATGTTCTTCTGATCAACAAACTGCTGGAATGTTTGCTTTAGATCAGCAGGCAGAATGGTATCAGCAATCGTCTTCGGACGATGGCGTTCAACCCAAAGGAATTGCTCGAGCATTGCTTACCTCAAATCTTAAACATACGGTGGCATTGAAGGTTTGTGAACCCATGCGGCTCACAATCAACCTCTACAGTTTCAGGGTATTGGTAAGAGCGCTCAACGTGCCTGTTCTCTTGAAAGGACCATGCTTGATAGATGTGCGTGATGATCTTGCCTGTTGCCATGGTCTTCTTGTTCTTGATACCTCGAACACGAGTCAGAACAACCCTGCCGTTATCAGGGTCCTTGTAGACACCGTCGAACCAACCGGTTCCTTGATATACACGGCCGGTGCACGTAGTCACATAGGCAACACGATCGCCAGGATCGATCGTCTGCCCAATCTTGTTGGTGAACGGCTCGGCCACAAACTTATTATAAGGCTTACTCATTTCACATCTCCATCATAAAAAGAAAGGGGGAGTAGCACTATCCTACTCCCCCTCTGACACAAAGTCAAGCAAAATCACCAGGTGCTGGTAGCTTCAATTGCAATCCAGTATTCAGCTTCTAGACCAATAAACTGAGAGATGCCCTTAGAAGAGAGCTTCACAGTATAGTCACCACCCATCATCTTCATGTTTTCAGCACGGAAGATGGCTCGGAAAGCCTTGTCCGTATGACCAACCTCGATGCTATAGGTGTCTGCAGACCCAGCCTTTGAGTCGATGGCCTGCAGTGAGACTGTCTCACCATCACCAACAACAGCAATCTCAGGAAGGGACAGGACGCCAAGAGCCTTCATGACCATCTGCAGGTTACGCTCCGTCAGCTTGAATTCAACATCCACAGTGGGAAGCTTGATCTCACGATCGGGCGGAACCATGATGACAGAAGGATCACTGTAATGGTAAACGACAGAGCGATTCTCGGAAGAGATACGAGCGCTCTCCTTACCAAAGTCGATGCTGGGATTCTCAAACAGAGACAGTGCACTGATGAATCGATTCAGTGCGTAGATACCATATGTCCCTTCAAACTCATCAGGGATTGTAGCCTTTGCCATAATAGTCTTGTTTGGCGAGATAGTAGTTACAACGTTCCCAGGCTTCAGCACGATCGAGGGATTGATCGTGCTGAAGTTCTTGAGAACATTGATGGTCTTCACGTTAAGCTGCATAATGTATCTCCATCAATGATACACTCATCATACTATGAGTGGAAGGAAAGGTCAAGCCTTCTTCTTGTTCTTGCCAAGCTGGTTGGGATCAGCTGTAGCAGCAGCACCAATCGATGCAAGATCGATCAGCGAACCACCAAAGATGTAAGAGCCGACATGTTGCAGCTTCATCCACGGGCAGTACCAGATCTTACCACCAATCTGAATCAGCTTCTGGCAGAACCAGTAGTCTTCAGACAGGTAGCGCTTGGAAGCAGGGTCAATCTCAGCCTGGAAGTACTGCATGATCTCGCGAGAGCCATCAAAGGCTTCCGTACGAACGTGGTCAGGCTTGTAGCTGTACTGTGGATATGCCTTCTCAAACTTCTCAAAGGCAGATCGGCGGGTCATCATGAAGCCGGTACCGACTTCCATAACCTCAACAGGCTGGTCAATCCGAATGTTGCCACCGCCACCCTTGGGATTGAACACATAGTCGCCAACGAAGCGCTCGAGGACATTAGGATCCTCGTCAGCAACACCCTTGTCGACAGCCAGCTTAATCTTCTCCCAAGAGATGCACTTCTTAGGATAGGGACCAGCTAGAACGTCATACTCTGAGTCGTCGCTCTGCAGAGCGAGCATTGCCAGCACGTCACGAGGATCAAAGCCAATGTCCGAGTCAATGAACATCATATGCGTGCAACCAGAACGCATAAACTCGTCCACGCAATAGTTACGTGCACGAGTGATCAGGCTCTCGTTAAACAGGAAGTAAGAACGCATCTCAATGCCATTAGACGTACAGAGCGAAGTCAGATCTGCAACAGACTTGGCAAACATGCCGGCACATTGGCCCCCGTACATGGGGGCTGCAAGGAACAGCTTGCGCTTACGAAGTTCCTCAATTGAAATTGAAATTTCCATTATCTAACCCTTTTTTTGTTAAATATACTTTGTATCGTGGGCCTTGCCCAACCCATAGCTTCCGTTGTACATGGACAGAGCCTCAGACTTGAACAGAAGCAGCTGTCCAATACGAGTCCCACGCTTAATCATCATGGGTCCCGCCGTCACATGCATGCAGCCAGCCATGACACCATTGTAACCAGAGTCATAGAGACCCGACGTCAGAAATACACCATTGCGGTTCAGCGTCGAGCGAGTGATCACCCAACCAGCCTCATCAGGTCCAACAGTGATGATATTTTCCATAACAACTTCATATGAGCCAGGCCCAAGCTCCCACCAGTCGTTCTTGTCAGGTTGGATCTCTTCCGAGCCACGATGGGTCTTGACGTCCTCGCTCAGGATGAAGTTGAAAGGCTTGATGCAAAGAACCTTGCCAAGACGCAGGTCGACAGCATTAGGTTGAACATCAGCCTGCTGTACATTGGTCAGTGACGATGTAGTGTTTGGTCCAGCAATATGAATCACTTCTCATTTCCTTCAGGCTGGGTATAGTGCCACCACAGGATCGTGTAGTGGAGGATCTTAAGAAGGTCAGCCTTGTTGTAGCCCTTCTTCTTACCATACCGCATTGCATACTTTAGAATATTGGACTGGCACGATTCCTTCTCGATGCCAAGAGCCTCCCAGACATCAATCGTCTGGATTGTGCCAGCCGCGTAGTGCTGACCGTACGTCGAAGCGATATACTCGCTTAGCTCCTCGAGGATCTTGTCCTCGCGGTACTTATACATTTCGCTTGCCATTTTGCTTGTCTCCCCACAGGTATCCTAAACAAAGTCGATCAATATAATTCATATTGTCCTTTGCCAGGGTAATCAGCGCATCATCATCGGTCTTGAAGCTAAAGTCAACTTCTAATTCAAACTTGCCGTCACGCAGACCTGTAGGTGTGTTATCGTAAGCGATTCCATTCAATCCAGCCCATACAGCGCTAGACGAGTCCCAAGAGTCAATCCAATTAGCAAAGGCAGAGTGGAACATGATCTCGTTGGGTCCATCAACCATACCCAGGAAGTGTACCAGCTGTCCATTATGCTTGATGTCGAAGAAGATGGCCTGCTGGCTCATCGCATACATCAGGCGAAGGCGAGAATTGAATCGCTGCATCTTATTGCCACGCTCAACACCATAAGCATTGGGTGCAGCCAGAATTGAAACACCAATGTAGTCAACCAGCTGAGGATTATCAGCAGCCCATCGGAACCCTTGGATGAGATCCTTCTCATCTCCAATCTTAGACTGAGGCACAAAGAACGTCTTAAAGCCAGCTTCGTGGAACAAGGGAGCAAGTGCCTTGGCAGACTCAATGGTCTTCTCACCAGGCTCAGCAGGGTAGTCGCTCATAACAATGTAGTCAGCCTGGATCCGCTCGCCCATAGCAATCAGCTTGTCGGACGGATACATGGACAGCCCTCGCTTGTACAGTTCGAAGGCAGAGTTATCGAGAATAATACGGGTCTTGGGATTCCGTTCCTTCTCTTCCAAATAGAAGTTTACGTACTGCTCATCCTCTTCAACGAGATGAGCTAGAACGAGGTGAACATCTCGACCCCTGACGAGGTCGAGATGCGGAACGGGCGCAATGTGACAGAACGAAATACTCATCAAATCTCCATAATGTAATTGTAGATGTTACTTCTTGGGTGCGCTCTTGATCTGCTTGAGCTTTGCACCTGCATCAGCAAGGTCATCAATCTCAGACGACTTCACAACATCGCCTGCCTTCACATGCTTGGTAAAGTTAGAGCCAACCTTGTGAACCTTGAATTGCATGTGGCTACCCTCATGCGGTGAGTAGTGCACTGCATCCGGATGCAGGGTAGCAGCTTCCTTGACAATGCGTACGTAGCTGGAATAGTTTTTCATCGAGTTCTCCCTTTATTACGAAGAGAGGTACCTGCAAGTAGCGCCGTTTTCCCCATCTTCGCTGACTGTGATTTGCAAATCGCGACCAGGGTATTTATCTTTAATGTACACTGCAAGCTCGTCGGAGATCATCTCACACGACTTACGGTTCAGGTCTAGAATCCCATCACCATAAAGCTGCTCGAGCTCTCGCTTGAACATGATAAACTCAACGTCACGGTCGTCATGGAACACTTCCAACTCAACGCGGAAGTGGAAGATGTGTCGATGAGGGTAGCCCAGGAAGCTCACAGAAGCCAGAGCAGGATCCGTGGCTGCCTGAGGATACAGATGGATGCCTTCCTTCTGAAAGGTCACCCAGATAGACTTGCCGCTATTAAACATTGGTTTTCTCCCTCATAACCCAAAACAGCTTGGTAGCAACGCGCTGGAACAGTTCGACCAGCATATCCTCTGATTGCTGTTCTGTCAACACAAACATCTCCGTGATGCCAGAAAGTTTGTTGAAGTAATTTTCTTCGGTATGAAAGTGCACTTCAAGCCTAAAGTTCTTAGGATAGACACATTGAAGAGTAGCCTCGACAGCGCTTGCTACGAGGCGAGCTGTGACAGCGCTCTCGTGCTGGATGTTGATATCACGCAGCACAGAAATCTCATCAAAGACATCATACTGGCGATCTTGGAATCGATTGATGCTGTTGAAATACTTGGTGTGGCCTATCTTGTAGGCCACCCTATCTCCAATCTGAAACTTCGCCAGATAGACCTTCATGGTGCGTTAGGCGCACACGTTCTTAAACTTGATCTTGCGCTTCATCTCCGCCGAGAGCTGCTCGTAGGGAATGTCGGTGGTCGTCGGACCAGTCGGAGCAGCATCGTCCTTGGCAGCAGCCTTACGAGGCTTCTTAGCCACAGGCGCCTTCTTGGTACGCTCCTTCTGAGTGATGGGAGCACCAACCTGCTTGCGGACGTTGTAGCAGTACGTCCGTGCACCCAGCTGAGTCATGCCGAGGTTGGTCATGAGCAGCTGCATAAAGTCTGCATTCGAGATACCCTCGTTCTGCTTGTACAGCTCGACAGCCATTTCGATCTTGGTAGCCATTGTGTGAACATCTCCGTTCGGTTGTAACTTTGGCTATAATCGCCCTATCCCATAAAAAGGTCAACAACTTTTTTCAAAAAAATAACCCCCGGGTTTTCCGGGGGTTATCAATTTTATCAGGGGGTTAGTGGTAACTTATTGATTTTTCAGCGATTGATGTTCGCCATGACTTCCTTGCGCAGAGTGGAATTATGTTCCCCAAACTGCCCCAGGCACGTTGCCGTAACCGTAGAGCTGTTCGTGTCCTTGATCCCACGCTGCGACACGCACGTGTGGGCAGCCTCGATGACGACCATCACGTCAGGCGAATCAGTAATATAGGCAATCGCATGAGCGATCTGCTGGTTCAGACGCTCCTGCACCTGAGGACGCTGAGCGAAGTACTGTGTGATGCGATTGAGCTTAGACAGCCCCAGCACACGCTTGCCAGGAATGTAGGCAATATGAGCCTTACCAATGATAGGACGCAGGTGGTGTTCGCAGTCAGAGTACAGGGTGATGTTCTTCTCCAGAACAAACTCATCGCCACTGCAGAAGGCGTTCTCTACCGTCGTGCACTTAGGAAAAGTGTCCGTACGCAGGCCAGAGAAGATCTCATCGACGTACATCTTAGCCACTCGCAGAGGAGTTTCCTCCAGCGAGTCGTTCGTCAGATCCAGACCAAGAACTTCAAGAATCTGAGCTGTGAGGTGGGTAATCTTTTCAATCTTCTCCTTACGATCAGAGAAGACGTTGTCCGTGAGAGGGGTGTTGATTCCAAGCTTGGTCAGGTACTCGTTAACTTCGATACCAAGCTGAGGGTTGTTCTTAGACATAGTAGGTTCCTTTTCAGATTTTGGATTTACGACCGTGGAAAAGGGGAGGACGGTCAGGCCTGCGCTGGGCAAAACCTCTTTCGAGAGCAACACCCAGATCACCTCGTTGCTTGGTTATTTAGATCAAGTGCCCCATTCATTCTTGTATAGGGGAACCTGAATCCGCGGAGAGAAGCGATATCCATTGTCGCGGCAGAAGTCTGCAACCTTGCGCTCGTTCATATCATATACAGAGTTGACACCGCCAACGGGCATCAGATAGACTGGCAGGTCGACGCCACCACCGTTATAATCATCAACGGCCTTGCAAACATCCTCGATATCTTGCTCGGTGGCAACAACAAACTTGAAGTAAGCCATGCAGCTAGGAACATCAAGGTATCCTCGCACGACGTCCGGAATAATTGCATCCTCCCAGTTCTCACCACTAGAAGGCAGCTTTGCTGAGATTGAGAACACCACTTCCAAATTGTTATTGAAAACTCGCTCATTTAGGTAGTCAAGCAGATCTTCGCTCAGAGCTTGAGATCCATTCGTCTCAAACGTCAAAGACTGCAGGTTCATATCCCTATCATAGATTTCATCCAGCAGCATGGGGAAAGAACGCTGCCAACCAAGGAGAGGCTCACCACCAGTAATGATCAGATGCTTGTCGCGACCAAACTTACCCTCAGGCAGCAGCTCCTGCATCCGATCAACGATTGCACCAATCGTCAGCATAGGAGACAGATGCTTGAAACGTGGATCCCACGAGGCATAGGAATCGCATCCAGTGGACACAAGGGGCAGCTCCTTGTAGTCCTTGTAGCTGTCAATGTTAGCCGCTACTCGGTCTCGCTCAGTTGAAAGCTGGCCACGTGGCATACCAAACCCACTGCATGTAAAATTGCAGCCAAACGTACGCAGGAACAGACTGGGGACACCAACATAAGCGCCCTCACCCTGCAGCGAGTAAAAGATTTCAGAGACCTTAATCTTAGACATCAAACAGATCCTCATTCCATTCACGATGACCTTCACGATAGGCCATGTTAGCAATCGTCTCGCGAACCTCTACCTTGAAGCACCACAGACGCTCAGCCTCTGCAGGACCCCACATCTCAGGAATATACACACCATTCACATACTTGTAGAGCTGATCGGCAAGGCCTTCACATCCAAGACGAGGCAGGATGGTCAGCTTAGCCATCTTCTTCTGCTCCAGAAGCTTGAACGTCTCAAGATCCGGGTCGTCCTGAGCAACCAGCAGAGTGTGGTCAAACTGGTCTTCAAGATTCTTCTTCAGCTCCTTGAGACCACCGTAGTCAGCAACCCAGTTACGAACATCCAGGTTGTCCGTACCAAAGTAGAACTTCATCGAGAACGAGTAGCCATGGATCAGGTTGCAGTGAGAATCTGCTCGCCACTGCCTGTAAGCGCACGGAAACGCGTTGTGGTATTCCTTAGTCGAGACGTACTTGTATTGGATTGATTGTCTTGTCATTCTGCTATCCATTGTGGCGGTTGACGATTCTTCCAGCTGTGGAAGTTTGATTTCCCTATCTTATAGTAATTTCTGTAATTGGCAACAGGATCATCACCCACAATGTACTTTACGTCCATTGCAGATGGCATCTTAGTCATGTCGTAGTTGCTTAGATTCTTGGGTGGTGACTGCAGCTGGTAGCTCAGCTCACCAAAGCATTTATGCTTCTTGTTATAGCGGTACGTGTACTCGTCACCCAACGCAAAGAAGTGATCTACCAGCCAGTTGTAGTTCTCGACTGACTCGCGAGCCCAGATGGCTGATGGGTGATTGACATGTGTAGCCTGATACACAACGCTGTCCCTTGCATCGTCAAGAACCCAGCGCTTGACGTTGCGCCCGGTCTTTGACTTACCAGGGACCTCTCTGCCATCGAGCAACCGATGTGCGGTAGAAAGCAGTTGTGCAGATTCAAGAATCATCTTCACAACATGCCTGTCAACCATCCACTGTGCAGCTTGCACAGCATC